GATCCTCGCCGACGCGGCACTCGCGGTGACCGCCACGCTGAGCGCCGCGATCGGCCGCACGGCGACCGGCGCCGCGACGCTGGCGGTCACCGTCACGACGACAGCGGCGGCATCCCGGACGGCACCGGCCACGGCCTCGCTCACCGCGACCGTCACCCTGGCCGCCGGCGCGGGCATCTCGCTCGCGGCATCCGCAGCCCTGGCCGTCCTCGCATCCTTCGTTGCGGCGGCGAGCGGTCAGGGCGGGATCGTAATCCGGCCGAACACGGGAACGGTGGGCCGGCCCGGCGCCGGCACCGTGACCCGCCCGTCGACCGGCATCGTCACGCGACCGCACACCAGCACGGTCACCCGCCCGGACACCGGCATCGTGCTTCGCCCCTGAAGGGAGGTGCTCGCCGTGCTCCCCGCCCGGATGCTGCCGCAGACCATCACCATCCTCACCGCGACCACCACGCTCGACGCGTACCAGAACACGGTCCTCGACTGGACCAGCCCGGCATCGCGATCCGCCGCGGCGTACGTCCGCCCGATCTCGACGTCGCTGCGACCCTCTGGCAACGAGCACGTCCAGGTCGGCCGGGACGTCTCCGAACACGCCTGGCAGGTCCACACCAACGACCAGACCGTGACCGCGTTCGACCGGGTTGTGCACGACGGCGTCACCTACGAGATCGACGGCGAACCGCTGATCTGGAAGACCGCACCCGGCGGTCGGATGGGCTTCACGAAGCTGTTGCTGCGGAGGGTTTCCGGATGACCAGGCTGACCAGGCTCAACGTCAAGACCACCGGCATCCGCAAACTGCTGACGCTGCCCGGCGTCGAGAAGGACCTCGGCGAGCGGGCGCTGCTGGTCGCCGACGCGGTCGAGGCCAACGGGCAGAAGGTCGAGGGCCGCCCCGGCAAGATCGACCTGCCGGTCACGGTGACCCTGGCCAGCGACGGCAAACGCGCCCGCGCACGGGTCATCCTCGACCACCCCTCCGGCCAGGCCGTCGAAGCCAAACACGGCTACCTGGCCGCCGCCATCGACGCCGCAGGCGACCTGTGAGCGCCGTCGCGCTGTACCCGGACGCCGAGCTGGTCGCGGTCACCGCCCTGCGCGCCGCGCTGGCCTGCCGGGCTGAGGCGTACGCGGCCGGCGTCACGGTCGGCACGAAGCCACGCCCGGGCCAGCTGCCGCAGAAGTACGTGCGGCTGCGCCGGGTCGGCGGAACCGAGGCGTTCCGGGTCGCCGACGCACCGCGGCTGCAGGCGCAGGTGTGGTTCAACACCGGCGCCGAGGCCACCGACGAGGCCAACCGCCAGGCCCTCGCCCAGCTGGTGTGGGCGCTGCTGCGCGGCATGCGGTCCACCGAGGTCGTCATCGGCGGCTGGCCGGTGCCGGTCGTCTGCTACCGGGTGGCCACCTTCGGCGGCCCGGTGAACCTGCCCGACCCGGCCGATCCGGGCCGGACCATCACCCAGCTGACCGTCGAGGTCGCCATGCGCGGCATCGCCGCATAGGAGGAACCCTCATGCCCCTGACCGCGCTCCCCGTGCTGACCAGCAACCGGTTCGCCGCCTCGGTCCTGACGACCGCCGGTGGTACGGCGGCCGACACGGTGAACTTCAACTCGTTCTCCAACGACGGCAACACCATCGTGATCGCCACCAACTCCGATGGCGCGGTGACCCGCAACGTCACCGTGCCGGTGCCGGTGACCACCGACGGATCCCAGGCCACGACGTCGCGCGCGTACGCGATCCCGTTCGGCGTGGCATGGATCCTCGGACCGTTCCCAACGGCGATCTACGGCTCGACGGTCGAGATCCGCGGCGACAACGCAGCCCTCAAGTTCAACGCCGTCCGCGTCGCCACCGGCTAAGGCGACCCGCCTCCACTCTTCCGCGCCCGCGGCTCTGCATTTCCCCCACCCGGCGATCGACCGCCGGGCCATCCGCATGCGCGAAGGAGTTTGACCCATGGCGGTCGATATCACCTCGATGCGGGCGTACACCGACGGCGCGGTCTACACGCACGCTGTCGGCGCTTCGCCCACGGCACCCACTGACGCGTCCACCTCCCTGAACGTGGGCTTCCTCGAGGTCGGTGCCGTCTCCGAGGACGGCATCACCGAGGCCACGTCCCAGGACCGCACCGACGTGGTCATCTGGCAGAAGAACACGGTCGCCCGCCGGCTGCCCGGCACGGCCGCGAAGACGTTCCAGTTCGCGGCGGCGGAGACCCGCATCTTCAACCTCGGCCTGCAGTACCCGGGCTCCACGGTGACGACCACCGGTGAAGGCGCGGCGGTGTCGGAGTCCGCCCCGCAGACCGACATCCGCCGGTGGGTGCTGCACGGCCTGGACGGTGCGAGCCGCAAGCTGCGCCTGTACCTGCCGTTCGGTGAGATCACCGACCGCGGCGACGTGGTCTGGTCCGCGAATGGCGTGACCGTCTTCGACTGGACGATCACCGCCTACCCGGACACGTCCGGGTTCTGGGTCTACCGCTACTACGCCGGCATCTCCGCGTAAGCCCCCTGATCGACCACCGGCCGGGCGTCGCGGGCGCGGGCCCGGCCGGTGGTCTCGCGCCCGCATCCGCGCCCGAGACAGAGAGCAGCAGTGAGCGAGCAACCGATCGTCGTCGAGGACGACGAGTACGACCTGGACGCTGTGGCCGCCGAGGCGGCGAAGGCCCCGCTGCGCTTCAGGTGGCAGGGTCAGTCCTGGACTTTGAAGCACATGAGCCAGATCGACTGGCGCATTGTCGAGCTGGCCCAGGCCGGCAACCTCGAGGCGATCCGTAAGGCGTTCGAGTACGGGATGGGCAAGGAGCAGGCCGCCCGCTTCGATCAGGTGGAGCAGGACGCCGAGCCGATGGTGAAGCTGTTCAACCGCTGGACCGAGCACGCTGGGGTCACCGAGGGGGAATCCTCGGCCTCGGCCACCTCCTCCGGCGCCACGGAGAAGCCGTCGAGGCCAGCCTCTGCGCGCACTACCCGGGCGTCCGGCTCGCGCAGCTCTGGCAAGGCACGCTCACCCCGCGCCAGCTGATCGTCTACCTGCGGCACCTGCCGCTGAACTCACCGCTCGGCGTAGCGCTGCACGGCCAGGCCGCCCGGTGGGACACCGCCGAGCACCTGCTCGCCACGGTCATCGACGTCCTGATGGGCGCGAACTGGCAGCGCTCCGGCGGCAAGGGGCCGCGCCCGAAACCGATACAGCGGCCCGATCCCCGCGCGGAGAAACGCAAACGCGAACTCGTCGCCCGGCTCAAACGCTTGGGCCAAATCTGAGCTGAGCCGGGGGTGATGTCGTGGCGGACGAAGGCGGAGCGGTCGACGTCGGCACCGCCTACATCAGCATCATCCCGTCGGCGCGCGGCTTCGCGAAGAAGCTGCGCGCCGCCGTCGAGGCCGAGATCAAGGACCTCGACCTGGACAAGGTGATCGGCGAGAAGATCGGTAAGAAGCCGATCGTCGTCCCGGTCAAGACCGACCTGGACACGACCGGCCTGGCCGAGAAACTCAAGGCGGCGGCCGACCTGGCCGCCCGCCGGGCGAAAGCCAAGGTGAAGGTCGACGTCGACGTCGACAAGAAGGACGCCGCCGCCAGCATCGGCGGCGCCCTCAAGGGCCTCACGGGTCTGCTGCCGGACATCGGCGGCATCACCTCCAAGGTCCAGGGCCTGATCGGCAGCATCCAGGACGCCGCCGGCTCGTCGGTCAAGCTCGGCGGCAACCTCGCCGGCGCGGTCGCGACCGCCACCGGCCCGGTCGGTGCCGCCATCGCACTGGTCGGCGCCCTGGCCGCTGGCGTCGCCGCCGTCGGCGCGGCCGCCATCTTCGCCGCCCCGGCCATCTCCGCCGCGGCCGGCGCGATCGCCTCCATCCCCGCGGTCGCGGTCGGCGGCGGCGCCGCCTTAGCCACCCTCGCCCTCGGCCTGCGCGGGCTCGCTGCTGCGTTCAAACCGGTCGCCGGCGGCGGTGGCGGCGGCAGTGCCGAGGATCCGGCGTCCCGGGCCCGGCGTATCGCCGGCGCCGAACGCGGTATCGATTCGGCCCGGCGCGGCATCGCCTCCGCCACGCGTGGCCTCGCGTCCGCCGAACGCAACTACCAGGACTCGCTGGACAACGTCACCCAGGCCCAGGCCCGGGCGGCGAAGGCGCAGACGGCCGTCAACAAGGCCCGCGAGGAAGCCGCCGAGGACATCGACGACCTGCGCCGGGCGCTGACCGACGCGAAGCTCGACGAGGAAGACGCCACCCTCGCGGTCACCGAGGCGCAACGCGCGCTCGCCGCCGCGCAGGAGACCGGCAACATCCCCGACATCGAGCGCGCCAACCTCGAGTACCGCAAGTCCGTGGCCGCCCTCGACGACGCGAAGGACGCCGCCGACGACCTGAGCAAGGCGAGCGACGAGTCCACCAAGAAGGGCGTCGAAGGCTCCGACAAGGTGCAGTCGGCGCTGCAGGACCAGGCCGACGCGTTCGACCAGGTCAAGCAGGCGCAGCAGAGCGTCGTCGACGCCCACGACGCGGTCCTGTCCGCCAACGAAAGCCTCCAGGCCTCCTACGACGGGCTCGCCTCAGCCAACGACTCGCTGGCCGAGGCGCAGAAGAAGACCGCCTCCAGCGGCGGTGCTGCGGCGGCCCAGGTCATCAAGCTCGCGCCGGCGGCGCAGAAGTTCGTCAACGCGGTCAAGGCGCTGGGGCCGGCGTTCGACGCGCTCCGGCTCGACGTGCAGGAGCGGCTGTTCAAGGGCCTCGACAAGACCGTCACCAACCTCGGCGAGGCCTGGGTCCCGCAGCTGCGCATCACGTTGGGCAGCTACGCGGACACCTTCAACACGTTCTTCCGCGACCTCGGCGCCACGCTCACCACGCCCAAGGTCATCAGCGATCTCGCGGCCGGTGCGGAGTCCGTGCGTAGTGGACTGGCGGAACTGGGCAAGTCTGTTTCCGGGCCTCTCGTGCAGGCGTTCGCCTCACTGTCGGCGGCGGCCAGCCCGTTCGTTACGCAGCTCTTCCACGAGCTGGCCGGCGTGGTCGACAGCTTCTCAACGTGGGTCAAGAGAGGCGAGAAGTCCGGCGCGCTCAAGGAATTCTTCGAGACCGCGGCGCAAGCAGTTAAGGACATATTTGCGGTTGGCCGGACCGTCGCCTCGATCATCGGCTCGATCATCACGATCATCATCGGCAAGCCCCAGACCTCTGGGAAGACGCCGATCCAGACCTTTCAAGAGGGTCTGCAGAAGATCGCCGACTACCTCGGCGACCCGGGCAATCAGGAGAAGATCCGCAACTTCATTACCAAGATCGAGGATGCCGTCAACTCGATCATCGGGTTGACCGTGAAGGTCGCCTCGATCTTCGACTCGATCAAGCACGCTCTCGGTGGCGACGAGAAGGGAGCTGGCCTCGGCGCCGACATCGGCTCTGCCTTGATCACTGGCATGATCGCCGGAATCACCGCCGGGTATCAGGTGCTGGTCGAGATCATCAAGGCGAACTTCGGCAGCATCACCACGATCGTCAAGAAGATCTTCGGCATCCAGTCGCCGTCGACCGTGTTCGCCGAGATCGGCAAGAACATCATGGCCGGCCTGACGAATGGAATCCGGGACGGCTTCACCGCGCTCACCAATCTGGTCGGGCAGCTGCCAGGCAAGATCCGGGGCGCGATCGGCAAGGCCGGTGACGTCCTCTACAACACCGGCCACAACATCATGGTTGGCCTTACGAATGGCATAAATTCGCTTATCGGCACCGTCGGAACCTACGCCGGGTATGCGCGCAACGCGATTACCAACGTCTTCACGAAGGCTGGATCCCTGCTGTACAACGCAGGCCGGTCGATCGTCAGCGGACTGATCAACGGCATTGCATCGATGATCGGCACTCTTGGCAACTATCTGCACAATGTCGGCACATTCATCCAGAACAACAAGGGCCCGATCGCCAAGGACCGCAAGTTGCTGGTCGGCGCCGGGCAGGCCATCATGCAGGGCCTGATCGTCGGGATCGCCTCGCAGCGCGGCGCCCTGGGCTCCGAGCTCGCCGGCGTGACCGGCCAGTTCGACGACCTCGTGCCGCAGCTAACCGCTAACCCGACCGCCAGCATCCGCAGCAGCAGCACCTCGGCGGCCAGCCTGACGCTGGGCCTGGATCCGTCGGCGACCAGCGACGGCATCATGCGGGAGTTCGCCAAGTTCATCAGCGTGCGCTACAACGGTGACCCGGTCGCCGCGCTCGGGACGGGAACAGCGCGGTGACGCAGTTCCCAGACATCGACCTCGAGCGGCATTTCAGTGCCGCGTTCGGCGCCGATGTCACCACCGACCCGGCCACGTGGGCGTTCACCGACCTCAGCTCGCGGCTGCTGCCTGTGCCGATCACCGTCCGCCGCGCCGTCCTGGTCGGGGCGCAGACCACCGCCACGTCGCTCGCCACCGTCACCTGCGACAACACCGACGGCGCGCTGACGCCGCAGCGCGCGACGTCGCCCTACTGGCCGTACGTCGACAACGGCACGCCCGCTCAGTACCAGCAGCGCGACCGCACCGACATGATCTCCACGTTCACCGCCCCCGCGGTCAGCAACGGCTGGCCGAACGCGGACACCGGCGAGGCGTGGACACCCGCCACACCGAGCGCGTGCAGCAGCAACGGCACCCAGGCCCAGATCACCTTCCCCGCCGTCAACGTTTCCCGCACGGTACGCACACTTCGGACAGACCGCGACGTCGAGATCACCTTCGACGTCGCCGTGTCCACCGTCCCGACCGGTGCGAGCCTGTTCACCGGCCCGCAGGTGCGACTGTCCGGGACGGGCCTGTACCGGCTCTGGTGCGTCGTGGAGTTCACCACCGCGGGCACCATCCAACTGGACCTCTATCGCGGGTTCAACACCACCTCCGTCACCCCGGTCGCCTTCGTGACCGTGCCCGCGCTGACCTTCTCCGCGGGAACGCTGATCCGCTGCGTGGCCCGGATCGAGGGCAACCGGGTGCGGATGCGGGCCTGGCTCGCCGCCGGCGCGGACCCGGTGACGTGGCACCTGGACTACACCCAGACCAGCTCGATCGTGAACGGCTGGAACGCGGCGCTGGGCGCGACCGACCGGATCTCGATGCGCGCCGACGTGCTCAACACGGTCACGTCCACCCCGCCGATCGTGTTCACCTACGACAACGTCAGCATCGCGCAGGTCGCCTCATCGCGGATCCGGGGCTATATCGCCGATGTGCGCCCGACGTACACGCCGCTTCCCGGCGGCGAGGTGTACTCCACCGTCGAGATCGACATCGCCGGCGTGAGTAGCATCCTCGAGACCCGCGACTCGTCGGCGCTGGGCCCGCTGCGCAGGTCGGTGGAGAAGTCGGATCCGCCGCCGATCGCCTACTGGCCGTGCGAGGACGACGAAGGCAGCACTGTCGCCGTGTCGGCCTTCCCCGACCAGTCGCCGATGCTGGTCACCGGGCCGGCCACGTTCGCGTTCAGCCCCACCCTGCCGACCGTGCTCTACCAGTCCCGCTACGGCACGAAGCCGATGGTGTCCGTGGCCGCCGGCGCGAAGCTCACCGGGGTCGTGCCACCGACGGCCGTGCAGACGGAGTGGGCGGTCTCGATAGTCGCCCAGTTCTACGTGCCCGGCGTCCTTCCCGGCATCTCCGAGCTACGCGTCCTCGAATGGCAGACACCCGGCTCGACGTTCAACCGCTGGGCGCTGGTGGGCACCACCACCGGCTACAAGGTCAGGGCGTACAACGACGCGGCGGGCACCTCCACGGACGTCATCACCGACGTCGACGGGCCGTTCATCAACCCGGTCACCTACACGGTCGAGGCCACCCAGAACGGCGGCAACATCGACGTCGGCCTGTTCTACAACGACAACCCGCAGACCACCGGGTCCGTCGCCGGAACGCTCACCGGCCTCGCCCGGATGGTCGCCAACCCCGATCAGGCCAACGTCACCGCCTCCATCGACCCGGACGGGCTGCGCTACATCGTCGGGCACATGCGGGTCGTCGACGACACGTCCGTGCGGGACCTGCCGTTCTACGTCGACCCGGACCAGGGCGGCATCTCCATCCAGGCGGGAAACGCCTGGTTCCACGAGTCCGCACACCGCCGCCTCGCCCGCCTGCACGCCGAGGAACGGATCCCGTTCCGGCTCATCGGCGACCCGGCCGCGGCGACCGCCGGCATCACGGTGCTCAACACCCAGCAGGACGGCAGTTTCAAGAGCCTGATCACCGACGCGGCGGAGTCCACCTCGGGCGGCCTGCTGTTCGAGGACGCGTTCGGGCACGCCTGGCTGGACCGCACCTTGCGCTACAACCTGCCGGCCGCGCTGGTCATCGACATGACCACCTACGCGCGCACCGGCGGCACCGGGCAGACCGACGTGCTGGTGCCGAAGCTGGACCCGCGGCTGCCGAACTCGTGGACGGTGCGGCGCGCCAACGGCGCGGCCGGCACATACCAGGCCGACGCCGCGTTCCGGGCCCGCCGCGGCACGATCGGCGCCGAGATCACCGTCGACGTGCTCGACGACACCCAGCCCCGCGAGCACGCCGCCTGGCGCGCCCACGTCAACGTCGATGCCCGCGACTCGCTGCACCCGGCGGTCCCGCTGGACCTGGCCGCCATGCCGGCCCTGATCGACTCGTGGCTGTCGTGTGAGATCGGCTCCCGCGTGCAGCGCACCAACCAGCCGACCGTCGCCGGGTACAACGTGGTCGACCAGGTGATCCTCGGCATCACCGAGACGATAGGCCCGCGCACCTGGATCTGCGTGCTCGACGCGGCGCCGGCGGCGGTGTGGGACGTCGCCGTCTACGACGATCCGGTGCGGCGCAAGGACTCGGCCAGCACCGTCACCAACGCCAGCTACGCCGCCGGCGTCGGCACGATCGTGTTCAAGACCACGAACATCGGCGACCTGTGGTCGACCACCACCGAGCCGTACGACTGCATCTGCGCCGGCGTCCGGTTCACGGTCACCGTGATGGGCGCCGCATCCGGCACCGGCCCATACCTGCAGACCGCCACCGTCACCCGCGGCGTCGGCGGCCCCGACAAGACCCTGCCCGCCGGCGAGCCGATCCACATGCACCCCGACCAGTTGGCGCGGTACGCGCTGTGAGGAGCCACGATGGCCGCCGGTGAACCGGTCTTCGCGTCTGATTTTGCGGCGCTCATGCCGAACGAAGGCGTCTTCAGCCTTTTCCGGTCGACGACGCTGGACATCACGGGCACCACGTACGCCGACTACACCGGCGCCACAATCAGCTTCACCAAGCAGCTGGCCACGAGCGCGTTGAGCGTCTTCGTCGGCGGCTCCGGCTACGCCAACCTCACCGCGGCCGGCTACACGACCACCTACGGCGTCCTCATCAACGGCGTCGACTATGACGTCAAGCGGATGTTCTGGCAGGCGCTGACCACCCACTACTCCTTCGCCGGCAAAGCCCGTGTCGCGCCCGCCATCGCCGCCGGCGCCTACACCATCCAGCTGCGGGCGAAGAACTCCGTCGCGAGCCGGCAGACCCGGCACGACAGCAGCGATGACATCTCGTTCTCCGTGACCGAGATCCCCTAACCGAGGGAGAGCCATGGCGACCTGGGTGCTGACCAAGCAGCTGCAAGCGTTCCGCACGCAGATGGACGCGACGTTCCCGAACCGCGACCGTCACTCCGACGGCGTCATCGGCGACGCCGCCCACCAGGCCGAGAAGAGCGGCCACAACCCGGACCGGACGGCGAACGCCGAGTACAAGGACGGCGATGCCAAGAACGAGGTCCGCGCGATCGACGTCGACTCCGACACCGGCAACCCGGACGTGTCGATGGAGGACATCGTCCAGCACCTGGTGCGGCTCGCGCGGGCCGGAAAGCTGTCGTTCATCCGGTACCTGATCTTCAACCGGCGGATCTGGTCGGCCAGCACCGGCTGGCAGCAGCAGCCTTACACCGGGCCCAGCCCGCACACCGAGCATCTGCACATGTCCGGCGCCTACAACCAGACCTCGGACGAGCTGTCCGGCGCCAACTACCACCTGGAGGATCTCGTGGCACTCAGCACCGACGACAAGGCGTGGCTCTCCGCCGAGATCCTCAAGCAGGTCAAGGCGGTGGTCGTGGACGTGCCGCACGACGTGCTCGGCTACGACCCGGGCGTCACCGACAAGGCGAGCGGCTCGACGTGGCCCGGCGTGTCCAGCGACACGTACGCCGACAAGGGCAACGGCACGGTGGCGCTCGGCACCGCGGTGTCCAGCCTGCTCGCTCGCCGTGACGCCGACCGGGCGCTGCTTGAGGAGATCGCGGCGAAGCTGCCCGCTGCACCTACGGCATGATCCGGACCGGTCGGTCTGCTGCGGCTGACGGGCTGACGTATGTATGAGCACGCGTCGCAAGCCGGGCGCCGTCAAGGACGCCGTGTCGTACCTGGGCGGGTGGGCGCTGATCGTGCACCAGGTGGCGTTCGTCCCGTCGCAGGACTTCAACCTGTGGGCGTTGACGACCGGGGCGCTGCTGGTGGGCGTGCCGGGGTTCAGCCAGCTCGCTCCGCACCTGGTGCAGCTTCTCGCTTCGAAGCTCGGTACCGGGTCTGGGCAATCGGGCTCTCCGCCGGAGGTGTCGCCACCGCCGTCGCCGCCATCGTCGTCAAGCTCGGGAGCTGACCGGTGACGGCCCCGGCGGACCGGCAGCGTTCGGGTTGGGTGTGGCGGGCGGCGATGCTCGCCTCGGCGGCCCTGCTGTTCGTCGCCAGCGTGGTGATCTCGCTGCGGGTCAACGCGGAGTCGGACCGCAAGTGGTGTTCGGTGGTGATCACGCTGGATGACGCGTGGCGGCAGTCGCCGCCGACGACGGCGGCGGGCAAGACGATGGCGGCGAACATGGCGCAGTTGCGCCATGACCTGCACTGCCCGCCGAGCTAGTCACCAGTCGACCCAGGCGCCGCCGATCGTGCGCATCCATCGCCTGGCCGTGCCCCGCGCGTAGTGCTCGGCGTGCGGACCCCGGTAGGCGATGGCCTTCTGCGGCCGTCCGCCGTCGTAGACCCGCACATACCAGCGTCCGCCGGACATCTCCCCGATGGTCACCTTCGCGGCGCCCGCGTCCCAGACGTCGCCGCTGCGCCAGCGCTGCCGCTCGGCCGAGTGCTCCCGCGCCAGGTCGACCCGTTCCATTCCCGGATCGTACGACTGTTCGAAAGGAGCACGACCATGCAGAAGTACGGGAAGGCCATCGTCGCCGTGCTGGTCGCGGCCATCGTCTACGCCTACCAGGCACTCTCCGGCGACAACCACATCACCGCCACCGAGTGGGTGTCCGTCGCCATCGCGGGCGTCACAGCGCTCGGCGTGTGGGTGGTGCCGCTCGCACCGGGCGCGAAGTGGGCCAAGACCGCCGTCGCGGTCGTGCTCGCCGTCCTCCAGGTCCTGACCACCGCGATCCTCGGCGGGCTCGGCACCGACGAGATCCTGCTCATGCTGATCACGGCGGCGGGCGCGGCCGGGATCTGGATCGCCCCGGCCACCTCGAGCGTCGGCGACCCGATCGAGGGCCGCTCGGTCGTGTCCGTGGGCGTGGGCTCCGACGACTAAACCACCTAGGAGAAGATCATGGATTTCAGCCAGGCGCTCACCGAGCTTAAAGGCGGACACGCGATCGAACGGCACGGCTGGAACGCCGCGAACCAGTTCGTCGTGCTGCAGGCCGGCTACCCGGACGGGATCGCGATCAACCGGAACACCGCCGAGGCGACCGGCATCCCGGAGGGCACCGTCTGCTCGTTCCGCCCGTACCTGATGCTGCGCACCGCCGACGGCTCGTTCGTGCCCTGGGCGCCGACCGTCAGCGACGTCCTCGCGGAGGACTGGGCGACCAGCAGCCCCGTATAGCACGCACCTCTGACAAAACTGCGCCGCCTCAGACCTTCGGGTCTGAGGCGGCGCTTCTTCGCGTCCGGGCTAGACCTCGGCGACGTCGTCCGGCTCGTTCAGCTCCGGCCGCCGCTCGCGGATCCACGCCTCCACGTCGGCGGTGTCCCAAACCTGGCCCATCGCGAGATGCGCGATCGGCTCAGGGAAGTCGCGGCGACTGGTGATCTGGTAGGCGCGCTGCCTGGTCACGCGCAGCCGCTCGGCGATCTCCGCCGCGCCCATCACCCTCAGCTTGCCCATGTCGATCACGCTATGGGCTGACCACTTGACACTAACGTGATACCGCAGTTACTAGTCACCGCACCTTGACAAGGCGTAACCTTGCCCAGCGAGGCGGCGGACTTCCCTCACGGGTGCGCGGGTCCGCCGCCTCGCCGACCCCCAGCGCACGGGAGAGGTCAGACGTGGACGAGCGGGACTTCCCGTGGGGCGACGACGATCTGATGGCCCAGCTGCACCTCGAGGCACGCCTACACCACTGGCAGGTGTACCGGATGCGCGAGGCGAAGCAGGTGCGCGGCGTCGAAGTCCCGGCGGGTAGCTACTACGCCGTGCACTGGCGCGTGTCGGAGCCGCCCGAGGTCGCCGGCGACCTGGTCGAGCTCGAGCGCGCGGTGAAAGCGCGGAACATTCCCGAGCGCTCGGTGATGCGGGAGCTGCTCACGCCCGACGAGATCAGCCACCTCGAGCAATCCGAGGGCCGCTGGTACCTGCCCGGTACACCGCCGTGAGGGTGGGTGCCGCTCCCGGTGCAGCCAGCGCACGGTGTGGTGAGGTGTCAACCTAGGCAGGACTGAAGGGCGTTGCTGTACTCCGGGTCGTCGGCAGCATCCGCGGTAGCTCTGAACTTCTCGCCACCGAAGCCGTAGCCCGCGGTCGCGCCGCTTGTCGCGTCCACCTGGAACAGCCGGCCGCCGTCGGAGCAGTTGAAGGAGCCGACGATCTGGGTGGCACCTGCCTTGTCGAGGCAGCCGGACGCGGCCAGCTCTTCGTCGATCACCTTGCCTGGCTTGAACACGGCTGAGCATGCCGGTAGTGCCCCTGACCCAGGTGCTGCCGCGCTCGCACTGGGCCCGGCTGCCCCGGAAGCCATCTTCAGGATGATGCCGTGGTCGGCACAGGCGGACTGCAGTCCGGACATGTGCTCCGTCAGTGGCTGCATGTAGGTGAGGGCATTCAGGCCGTCGCTCGCGCCCGGCTGAGACAGCTGCCAGACGAGATCCATCAACCGGGTGCCGTGCAGGCGGATCTCGTCGTACCGAGAGTCGGCGAACGCGTCGCGCCATTCCTTGTATTGAGCCTCGCTGATCTTCAGAGGACTCTCGCTGGCCGTCTTGGATTGCGCGGCGTTATCGCGCATGGCCTGGCACGCTGAAACACCCGAGTCCTTGCGGATCATCCGGTCATAGATGGACCATCCACCACCGACGAACACCGCGATGGCCAACGCCAGGACGAGCCAAATCCAGATCGGGCGACTGCCCCGTGGTGGCCCTGCTGGAGGTGCGTAGAGGCCCGGCTCGTAGGAGTAGTTCGACGGAGGCTGGGTCACGGCGCTGTCCTTCGCGGAGGGGGTGTGGTGGCCGGGGCGCCAGCGCATCATGCGCGGCGAGTAGTGATCTAGCAACGGTGCGCAGGGGTTCCGGGCCGTACGGCCGATGTGGACCTGGCGGACCGTGCTAGTCGATCCCCGGTTCGCCCTCGGCGTCGTCGGCCGGCCTGCGGTGCTCGGCGATCCAGGCCTCGACTTCGTCGCCGTCCCAGATCTGGCCCATCCGCAGGGTGCGGATCGGGCGGGGGAAGTCCGGGCGGCTGGTGATCTGGATGCCCCGTGTCTCACCGACGCCGCCGAGCGCGGTGCGGATCTCGGCGGCGCCCATGAGCTTGGCGGGGTCGACGAGGCGCACGAAGCCGACCGTATTGGTGATCCACTCTGCGGTTGACCGCACTGTGGAGTACCGCAGTTGACGCGCGACATCCTGGACCTCCTCTCGTTGATGGGCAACCACCTGGCCGTTGATACATACGTTCGGGTGATGCAGGTGTGACCGGATGTGATCTCTGCGGTGGGTGTCCACCGATTCGGTGGCCGGGTGGCCCATGTCATACCGACCCGACCTTGGTCCACGGTGATCTCTCCGTCACGTAACGTCATCCGGGGGGATCGACCGTGAACCACCCAGTCCCAGCCATGGTCTTCGTCCTATCGAGCCGCCTGCTGCCCGACGCCGGCATCTGCATCGAGTTCTGCATCCAGCAGGGTTACAACATGATCGGCCTCATCAAGGACGACTGGAAGAAGGCCTGCGACTACCTCTACGCCGGCAAGTGCGACGTGATCGTGGTCGCCGACTCGCGCACCCTCGACCCGGACCGCACGCCGCGGGTCGAAGTCGTCGCCCATCAGGACACGCAGCCCGCGCGGCCGGACGTCCCGACCGGCCACCGGAGCAAGAACGCCCGCGCCGGCGAGGTGCGCGGCGTCCGCACGGCCCGCATCACCCGGCAAGGCGCGGGAGCATAGCCCGAGCCTGCCGCTGCTGCTCGAGGGTCGCCATCGTGTAGATCGACGTCGCGTTCAGCGATGCGTGCCCCAGCATCTCCTGCGTGACCCGGGCATCGCGGTAGGTCGCCTGGGTCGTGCAGCCGAGCCAGTGCCTGAGCTGGTGGATGGTGACGTCGACGCCGACCTTGCGGTACCAGTTGTTCGACCGGTTGCTGACGTAGTCGGCGCTGGCCCGCGCGTCGGACCTCACCTGCCGCGCGATCGGCCCGTTCGGCAGGTCGCGGACCGTCGCCCACACATCCGGGTGCGTGTCGTGCACGCGCGGCGCGCCGCCCTTGCCGCGGACCACGATCAGCTTCTGCTCGGTGATGTGCTCGCGGTCCAGCCCGCTGATCTCGCAGGCCCGCAGCCCCTGATATGCGGCGATCGTGGCCCACCGCCGGATCCGTATCGGCGGCTTCGTGAGCAGCGTGCGCAGCTGCTCGTCGGTGCACGGCCGGGCGATGCCGCGCGTCGTCTTGATCGACTCCAGCTCGAGCGTGGGGTCGACGGTGACCCAGCGCGCCTTGACCGCCCAGCGGTAGAAGGACCGCACGCCGGTCAGGTAGGTGGCCCGGCTGTTGACCCCGCGCCGCTCGTCGTAAATCCAGTCGGCCAGTTCGGTGTCGGCGGCCGCGCCCAGGCCGAAGGTCAGGAAGGCGTTCAGCTGGTTCAGGATCGAGCGCCGTAGCGCGATCGTGTCCGGGCTGCGGCCGGCGCGGCGCAGATGCTCTAGGTAGGCGGCGATCATGGCGACGTCGTGCGGGTCCGGTTCGATGACGAGCTTGAGGGTCATCTCTTCATTCAGGACCAGGGCGGGCCGGCCGGTCATCGTCGTTAGTCCTGTCCGGGCAGGTCGGGACGTGGAAGGCGGGCCGTTCGGCGGATGGTGCCGGGCCGGCGGGAATCTTCTCGTCCGCTCGGCCGATGGTGCGACGGCGTGCGTGTGATCGGTGACCGTTCGGCCATATGCGGATTCCAGACGGAAACCGACGCGGTGGCCGTTTCCTCGGGGCTCGGGAGCAGGTCATGGACGCCGACGTTGAGCCCCTTGGCGATCAACGCTAGGTCGTTTAGATCGATCGGCTGGAGTCCCCGCAGCCGCACCGATACCCACTGCTCGTTCTTGCCGATCCTGCGGGACAGCTCGGCCTGGTTGCGGACGTCCTGCTCAACCATGGTGACCCTGATCCGCTTCGCCACCATCTCCGTGAGGGTCTTCGCGTTGACCTCAGGCGTGATGCTCATACGCCACATTCTGTAGGTCACTCGCCACTTAGTCAACCGTTTGGACAGTGCCAAAGTCTATGCCTTGACTTCTCAGCTATAGACTGAGAACCTCGGAATGTGGCAGAGAACAGCGCTTCGTTCCCCGGAGGCCTCACGCAACGCGTAGCCTCCGAGATCAGGGCTGAGCTCGGACGACGGCAGCTGAGTCAGTCCGACCTCGGCCTCATCCTCGGTGTTCATCGCACCCAGATCAGCAAGCGGCTTCAGGGCAGGGAGCTCTCGTTCACGACGGCCGAGCTCGACCGGATCGCTGAGGCGCTCGATATCCCCGTCGACCGTCTTCTCGGTGCGTCGGCGGTGGCGGCATGACCACCACCGAGCTGGTCGAGGCCGGCCGCGAGTGGGGCAAGCCCCTCACGGAGGCCGACGCCCGCGCACTGACCGCAGAGATCCGTACCTCGGTGCAGGAGTTGCTGCCGAAGATCCGCACCGCCTACCGCCGCCGCGCCGACCTCGCCCTCGGCTACGCCGGGTGGGACGAGTACTGCGACGCCGAGCTGACCGGGCTCCGGCTGCCGCTCGGCGACCGTGTGGAGGCCGTGACCACCCTGCGGGGCGACGGCATGAGCCAGCGCGCCATCGGCTCGGCGCTCGGGATCAGCGCGGCCACGGTCAACCGGACCCTCGCAGGTGTTTCAGATGAAACACCTGCCGACCGGGTCACCGGCACGGACAGCAAGAGCTACGCCGCCACGCGCCCCGAGCGCTCCCCGTTTCCCGGGCCGTCCGACGCTGCGATCAAGCCGCCGGTCGACCCGGGCGCAACTCCGGCTCCTGCGACGGAGTCCACCGCGGCGCCTGCCGCGCCGTCGCGGGAGCCGGCCTCGGCCATGCCGCCGCGAAAGCCCGCGCGGCAGCCGAGCGCCGAGCAGGCGGCCCAGCTCCCCGCTGCGATCCTCGCCGTGCTGGCCGAGGCCGACGAACTCGGGCTGACCGCCGACCAGATCTGGGCGCGGCTGCCGATGGCGTCGGTGCACTCGTCCTGGGTCATGCCGGCGCTGCACGAGTTGGTCGACGCGGGCCGGGTGGTCGCGGCGGGCGAGGGGCGCCACGGCGCGAAGTGGGCGCTGACTCCCGAGCCGATCACCGCCCCGCCGGTCACCCCGCCGCCCGGCTCTCCGGCCACCTGGACGGACGAGCAGCGCGCGGCGAACCAGCGGGAGATCGACCGCAAGCGCATGGTCGCCGCCGGTCGGCGTGCGGCGCGTGACCTTGTCATGTCGGTCCGCGCGGAGATCAGCACGGTGGTCAGCGCCATCGACCTCGGCGAGAAGGACCTGATCAACGAGCAGGTGATCGCCGACCTGCGGGCAGCGGTCGACTTGCTGGAGAGCCGCTTGGAGGCCAGCAAGTGAACGGGGAGCAGGCGTACCGGTTCGGGCTCGCGAATGCAGCCCGCGACACGGACGGCAACGTAGTCGAGAAGTCGCTGGTCGAGATCGTCGCGCACGCGATCGACTTCGACCCGGAGAAGGAGCGCCTGGGCCTGGCGCAGCGGATCGTGTCGAGCCGCAAGCGGCCGGGCCAGACCGCGCCGGCCGGGAAGGTGTGCTTGCCTGGCCTCGAGTCGCACGAGTACGAGCCGGATCGGCTGATCGCCGATGGCGCGGGCAATGTGATCGAGAACTGGAGAGCGACGGCGAAGCACAAGAAGGCGGAGGCTGCGCGGTCGCTGATGGCCTACGAGCGCGCCAGCGAGCGTGCCGAGCAGGACCGCGTCGAGGCCGATCTGATCACCGAGTGGACGAACACCGAGCAGGCGAACGGCCGTGATCCGCACGAGCTGATCTGGGGAACGTGCGTCCGCGAGACCGGGCTGCTCGACGGCGCCGGCGGTGCAGCATGATCCGCCGCCTGCTGCGTGTCGTCGACCTGCTGCCGGCCCTGCTGCTGCTCGTCCCCGGTTGCGCGCTGATCGGTTTCGGCCTCGGCGGCGTGATATGGCACTGACTCCGCCTGATGCGTCGCGCGGTCACCAGCCGCTCGTCCCTCTGACTCCGGCTCGCCGGCAGCCAACGTCTGTGCCCTCAGGCGTCCCGGCTGGCGAGCCGGTCGAGCCCCCGGGTGCCACCGGGAAGGGGCCGGCGCCCGGCCCTGCCGCCGCGCTTGGACCCGCGGCGTGCGGAAGCGGCGAGGGTGGGGAAGCCCTCAATGCAGGCGTAGACCAGCCGTCGCCCCCGGCGGTTGGGGCCCGTCCCGGGGGTCCGCCGAGCCTCGGGACGGGCGCCCCGATCTCGCACGATCCGGACCGTGACGGTGCGGGCGGGTGGCCGCCCATCCCGGCGCCCATCCCGCCGCCGCCGCTGCCGGTGCCGCCCGGGCGGTGAGCGCCTGGGACTGGCTACGGCCGGGCAAGAGCAACGGCCGTCCGCCGGACAAGCCGAAGCGGCCGAAGACACCGAGGCGGCCGCCGAAGAGCAAGCCCGAAACGGGCCGCTGAAATAGCTGCGGGCCACCCGGTCTTCCCCACCGGACGGCCCGCCGGACCAAACCCTGACACAGCAACGAGAAGGGCCGATCCGATGACCACCAACGTAACCGCAGCCGAGACCACAGACCAGCCGGACCCGTTCGCCGAGATCGCCGCCGAGCTGCGCCGCGCCGCCGCCGACATCGAGACCCTTGTCGGCTCCGGGCTGCCGAAGCCCACTCACGTCGCCCTCGACATCCACCCGGGCGGCCCACGCCTGGGCCGCGACGACGACCAGACCGCCCGCGCAGTCGACGCCCTCGGCCGCGCGCTACTGGGCAAGCCGGGCACGGCGAACAAGATGTACGACAACACCTACCACTACGGCGCCGAGTCGACCCAGCGCGGACCGATCAAGGTGCACGTCTACGACTTCGTATCCACCGCGTGGGCCATCAAGCGCGAGACCGATGCCAGCCTGGCCGCGAAGGAAGCTGAGCTGGAGCGCCTGCGCGCCGAGCTGATCGCGCTGCGGGCCGCCGCCGTACTGCAGCCCGACGCCGACCCGGCCGGGCTGGGCTTCAGCCGTGACGACATCGAGCCGGAGCCCGCGTGTGCGGACTGCGGCGGCAACGTGCGGGTGGTTGACGGCGGCCTGCGGCACGTCAACCACCACGGCTTGCCGCTGCTGGTCGAGTCCCACGACGCGTGGATCGGGGCGTGATGGAGACCCGGATCTTCACCTTCGGCTACGGCCAGAGCTGCCCGTTCACCGGCAAGGAATTGCTCGGCTACTACGCCACGGTCATCGCGCCGAGCCTCGAGCAGTGCACGCAGGTCATGAACGCCATGTTCGACGGCGTCTGGGCCGCGGAGTACGTGAGCGTGGAGGCCGCCGGTGGCAACGAGTTCGAGCTTGTCGAGCACGCCCGGATCGTCATTCCGGCCGAGAGTGGCCAGCTGGCCGACGACGACGTGCCGGACGGCCGGGTGATCGGCCGCGCGGCCATCGACGAGCCCGGCCTGATCGTCGGTGACACGGCGGACGAGCAGCGCGACAACGCGTACGTGGCGTACGAGCGCGACGAGGCCGAGTACCTGCCGACCTGTCCGGAGTGCATGGGTCGGCACCACACCGTCGAGCCGTGCCGCTGATGGCCTCGGACGAGATCCGCCACTCCACCAATATCACGACCTCGGGGGAATCCCAGTGACCACCTGCGTAACCGTCAAGACCCAGTCCGAACTGGACAACGCACTAGCCGACACTGACGCGTGCGTGCACATCAAGTCGCCGGCGGGCGTGTGGCTGGAGGTGTCCGACTCGGCCAGCGTGAGCGCCTCCGACTCGGCCAGCGTGAGCGCCTTCGACTCGGCCAGCGTGCGCGCCTTCGGCTCGGCCAGCGTGAGCGCCTCCGACTCGGCCAGCGTGAGCGCCTTCGACTCGGCCAGCGTGCGCGCCTTCGACTCGGCCAGCGTGAGCGCCTTCGACTCGGCCAGCGTGAGCGCCTCCGGCTCGGCCAGCGTGAGCGCCTCCGGCTCGGCCAGCGTGCGCGCCTTCGGCTCGGC